GGCTCGGCAATGGTGCCCGCTTGCCAGGTGGCGTCGGTGGGGGCTATGCGCTCGATGTAATACATGGCTGGGTGCGTCAGGCAATGGTGGGCGCGGCGGCGGTGGTGAGGGCGTCGCCCTGGCTGGCGCGGGCCAGCACGTTGGCGGTGGTGCCCGCGTGCTCTTCCAGCACCTGCAGGCGGGCCAGCATTTGGGCCAGCAGTTGCTCCATGCGGCCCGTGCCTGCCGTGGCGGTGGCGGCCGGGTTGGCTGCGGGGTTGTAGGCCTTGGGCACCACGGCCTCGCCTTCATGCAGGTAGGCCAGGCCGTCGGCGGGCACATAGTTGGTGCCGATGGCGTAACGCGGAATGTTGGGGTTGAGGGCCAGAATGTCGGCCTCGGTGTAGCCGGTGGCAATGGCAATTTCGCGGGCGGTCACGCCGTAGTCTTGGGCGGCGGCGGTGAGCGCGGCGGCGCTGGCGGCGGCGTTGCTGGCGCTCCAGTCCAGGGTGTTGACGTAGGCATTGATGCTGTCAAAGCGGTCAACATAACCGGCGTCGGTGATGGCGGTGCCCAGCGCGCCGTAATAGGTGTTGCCCAGGCGGCTGAGGGTGGAGGCAGCAGGCGATGGCTTGGAAGCCCCACCGCCGCCAATGACAAACCCGCTGGGCTTTGCCGTGCCGTCTGCCGCTGCGGCCTGCTCGGGGAACATGAGGGCCTGCAGGGCTTTGATGGCGTCGGCCACGCTGAGGGTGGCGTCGATGCCCGCCTGGGTGCCGTCGATCAGCTTGCGCCAATAGGCCAGGGTTTCGTCCAGTTGCTCTATTTGGCTTTCGGCGGCTTGCAGTTGCAGCTCGGCGGTGGTGAGCTGCTCGCCTGCGGCGGTTTGCAGCAGGGCCAGCTCGCCCGCCAGCTTGAGGGCGGCAAATTCGCGCTCGGTGCTGTTGGCATACGCGCCGCTGTTGATGCCGCCGCGTGCGGCAGAAATGGCGCTGGCCAGGTCGGTGCCATTGGGCAGGCCTGCACCGGCTTGCGCTGCGGCAATTGCTTGGGCGATGAACGCGCTGCCCTGTGCGGCGCTGGCGGTGGTGCCCAGGCCTTCGCCGCGCAGCTCGGCAATGCTGGTGCCCAGGGTGTCGAAAATGCCCTGCACCTCGGTGCGCAGGCTGGCGGCGGCGTCTGCCTGGCGCTGCCATGCGGCGCGCTCGCGCTGGGCGCTGGCGTCAAGCTGGGCCAGGGCTGCGCTGCGGGCCTGTTCTTGCGTGCGGGCCATGGCGGCGGCGGCTTTTTCCAGCTCGGCGGTGGTGTCGGTTGCGGCGGTGGTGATGCTGGCAAACGCGCCACTCAGGCGCAGCAGCTCGGCGGCCAGCTCGTTGTTGCCGCTGGCCAGGGCGTTTTCTACCAGGGCGCGGTAGCCCTCACGGGTGGTGGGCAGGGCCACACCCAGCCCGGCCAGGGTGGTGCTGAGCTGGCGTGTGGTGTTGGCGGTGCGCTCGGCCTCGGAATAAAACGCCTGGTAATAGCTGGCCAGGTTGGTGCCCAGTGCCTCAAAACCACCGGCGGCGGCGGCCAGGCCACTGGCGGCGTCAAAGCCCAGGGCGGCCAGCTCGGGCAGGCCCATGGCGTCAAACGCGGCGCGCAGTTGGTTGACGCCCGTTACCTGCGCGTCGATGGTTTGCAGCAGGGCGGCAGCGGCCTCGGCGGTGAGGTTTTCGGCGTCAACGTCTTGCACCAGGGCCTTGATGGCCTGGGGCACGTCGGTGGCGGCCTGCAGGGCTTGCACGGTGGCTTGTTGCAGGTCGAGGGCAAAGTTTTTGAGGGCGGTTTCGGCGTCGGGGCTTTGGGTGCTGGTTTTCTCAAACAAGGTGCCCAGGTAGTTGTCGCCCAGCCCGCTTTCGCCAAAGGTGGCGCCGGTGCTGAGGGTGCCGCCTGCGAACACGCCGCCCCGGCCTTTGCCCGATGTTTCAAGCCCGGCCTGGAAGCCCACCAGCGCGGCGCTGCTGCCTGCGGCTTTGAGCAGGGCGTTGATGCTTTGCACGGTGCCTTCAATGGCGCCCTGCACCTGTGCCTCGGCCAGGGTTTCGGCCCCGGTGATGCGGTTGACGCCTTGGGTGGCACCGGCGAACATGCCGCCACGCCGGTAGTCGGCCAGGGTGCCGTCGAAACTGTAGCCGTACTGGCCGCCGTAGCGGGTTTCGCCCCGGGTGCTACCGATGATGCTGGAAAGCGCGCCCAGGCCCAGGGCAATGGGGCCCAGCGCACCGGCAATGGTGCCCAGGCCTGCGGCTGCGGTGCCCACGCTGCCGCCGGTGAGCAGGGTGGTGAAACCGGCCGAAACCGCCTCGGTAAAGCCCCCGCCCATGAGGGCGCCAAAGCCTGCCGCGCCGCCTGCGCCAAACGCGCTGCCGAAGCTGGCCAGGCTGCTGAGGGTGCCCAGGGAGCTGCCGCCCTGCCCTGCGTTGGCCGCACCGGCCAGGCCCAGGCTGCCGGTGATGGCACCGGCTACGGGGTTGACCACGGCGCTGATGATGGGGCGCAACACCAGGGTTTTGAACAGGTTGGCCACGGTGTCGCGCAACACGCGGGCAAAGTCTTTGCCACTTTCAAACCCGCGCATGAGCGCATCGGTCAGGGTTTGCTCTATTTGCTCGGATGCTTTGCGCCATTCGTCTGCGGCGGCCTTGGCGGTGTCGGCGGCCACCTGTTTGGCGGCGCCTGCGGTTTTGGCGCTGGCCAGGGCGCGCAGGGCTGCGGCCTCGGCGCGGTAGGCGTCGCCCGCCTGGAGGCTGGGGTCGATGATGTCGAGCACGGCGGCGCGCTGCTCTTTGGTGGCGGCGGCGTCGTTCAGGCGGGCGGCCTCCAGCTCGGCCAGGGCGGTGGTGCTGAGGCCTATTGCCTCGTTTTGCAGCAGTTGGGCGCGCACGGCGTCCTCGGCCGTTTGGGCGTTGGCTTGCTGGGCTTCCACCAGGTCGGCCCAGGCGTTGGCGGCGGCGCGCATGCTTTCGTCTTCTGCCTTGAGTGCGGCGGCCAGTTGCTCGGCACTGATGGCGGCGTAGGCTTGCTGCAGGGCCAGCTCGCGCATGCCATCGCTGGCATTGGTGTAGGCGGTGCTGCCCAGGTATTGCACCAGGCGCTCTTGCGCTTTGCTTAGGCCCAGGCTGTTGGCCTCCACATCTGCGGCAATTTTGGCAAAGTCGCCCATGGCGTCGGCCCAGCCTTTGGCGGCTTCGCGCTGGCTGGCAAATTCGTCGCCCAGCTCTTTGACGGCTTTTTTTGAATTCTTGGCCGCTGCTGCCAGTCTGTCTTGCTCCGCATTCCAGCGGGCAAAGGCCAGCGCCGCCGCGTCTTTGTCAACGGCGCCCTGCCTTGCTCGCTTGATTGAAGGCTCGTCGTAATCGGCGGCGGCTGCAGATTCGGCCAGTTGGCGCAGGCGGCGGGCGTTCAGAATGCGGTCGCTGAGGGCGTCCACATCGGCGCGGGCCTTTTCGGCGTCGGCCACCATGGCGCGGCGTATTTCGCCTGCCTGGGCAAATTCACCTGTGGCCACTGCCACGGCCTGAGCAGCCAGCCCGCCCAGCTCGTCGCGTATGCCTTTGACGACATAGGCAACGTTAGCACCCAGCACGCTGACGGTTTCAAACACCACGCCGATGCCGTTTTCTATCATGCTGGCATAGCCACTGCCGCTGGCGGTGCTGTCTTTGAATGCGCTGTTGATGTCGCCCAAGCTGGCGGCCACTGCCTGAATGCTGGTGGCCAGCAGGTTGCTGCTGCCGCTGGCTTTGTCAATGGTGCCCGCCATCACGGTGGCGGCGTTTTGCAACTGGGTGAAAGCCTGGCCCACGGTGGTGACGCTGGTTTGCACCTCTTCGGCCAGCTTGGCCTGCTGGCTTTGCAGGGCTTGCACCACGGCCTCAGCGGTGAGCTTGCCTTGCTCGCCCAGCTTGCGCAGGGCGCCGGTGCTGACACCCAGGCCGTCGGCCAGGGCTTTGGCCAGGCGGGGGGTTTGCTCCAGGATGCTGTTGAGCTCTTCGCCGCGCAGCGTGCCGCTGGCCAGGCCCTGGCCAAGCTGCATGAGTGCTGCTTGGCTGGCTTGGGCGCTGGCACCGCTGACGGTGACGGCGTTGCCGATGGTCTCAGTCAGGCTGAGCAGTGCGCGCTGGCTGAGGCCCAAACTTTCACTGGCGCGGGCAATGCTTGCAAAGGTGTTGCCCAGCTCGGCAAAGTTGGTGCGGCTGCGCTGGGCTATGGCGAAGAGTTGCTCATAAGCGGCCCCGGCTGCCTGGGCGCTGCCGGTGGCCAGGCGCAGGTTGTTTTGCAGTTGGGTAACAGCATCGGCCGCCTGCACAAACTCGCGCACGCTGACCACACCGGCAAAGGCACCGGCCAGGCCGCCCAGGGCTTGTTTGATGCTGGCGGCGCTTTGGCCAATGCCGTCAAGCCCACCGGACACGCGGCGCAGGCTGGCCTCGGCCTGGCTGGCGCCGTCGAGGCTGAGTTTGATGCCGACTTGTGTGGTGATCATGCTGCGGGGCGCTCAGGGTTGCGGCTGTTATTGCGGCTGGTTTTGCTGTTGCTGTTGCTCTTCGCGCTCTTTGCGCTGCTCGGCCCAGGCTTGCAGGGTTGCGGCCTCGGCAGCGGTGATGCCTGCCCACACGGCGCGCAGCTTTTTGCCGCGCAGGCGGTGGGCGGTTTGCAGGTGGGCCATGGCCCCGGCGTAGTCCAGCCCCGTGGCCCCGGCTGGCCCCGTGCGCCACTGCGTTTGAACGCTTTGCCAGCACTGCCAGGCGAACACGTTGCAGGGCCACAGGTAGGCGGTTTGCTGCTGTGGCTCTGCGCCGGGCAGCACGCTGGCAAGGGTGGCCAAGGCGTCGGCCCACTTGCCACCGGGCTGCTGCTGTGCTGGGGTGCTGCTGGTGCTGTCATGGCTGAGGGCTACGGCGCGGGCCAAGGCGCTTAGTTTTTTGCTTTGGCGCCAATCTCGGTGAGGTACACGCGGAAGGTGAGCGCGGCCAGGCCGGGCTTTTTGAACAGGGCGGCCAGGTGGTCGGCGCTGTAGGGCAGCTTTTTGCCGTCGGCGTCTTTCACGCCGTCCCAATCCTGGGTGATGTCGGCAAAAAAGTCGGCCAGTTTGCGCTGGTCGTCTTGCACGATGGCTTGCACGGCGTCGGCGTCAAGGCGGTCGCACACCAGGGTGAAGGTGAAGGGCACTTCAACGCCTTGGGCGTTGCGCTCGGTGCCTTTCACTGGAAACTTGACGGTGTCTTCAATGAGGATGGAAATGGACATGTTGGGCCTGTTGGGTGAACAAAAACGGTGGCGGCCTGTGGTGTGTGGGGGTGGGTGCGGCTGCCGTCACAGGCCAGCGGCGGCAGGTGGTGTGTGCCACCCTGCCGCACCCGAAAACCACTTACGTTGCGTAGCTGATGGGGCGGTTGATGAACGTCAAGGCGGCCTGCACTTGGTTCACCTGGTTGCGGTTGAGCTGTGGGGCCTCGGACACGTTGAGGTAGCCGTAGCCGTACATAGTGGCGCCGCCGCCCATAACCATCTTGATGGCCACTTTGCCCAGGTTGCGGCTGATGGCCATCATGGCGGCGTAATTGGCGGCGGCAGGGTCGTGCGCCAGCGTGACCGACATGCTGGCGGCGTTGAAGCCGGTGGGCACGTTCAATGAGTTGCGGCGGGCCAGCAGGTCTACGGTGGTGAAGCGGGGTTCACCACCGGAGGTGGAAACGCTCAACACCTGTGGGATGGCCAGCCATGTGCTGATTTTCTGGATGGTGCCGGTGCCGCCGCCCACGGGGTAGTAAGCGGTATTGGTGGCGTCGAGGCCCAAGGGGCTGACCGTTGTGGTGGTGAGCTGGTCGGCCTTGAAAACCATGTCGGTGGCGTCTTCCCACCCTGATGTGAACAAAAACTCATCGTTGTCCACCAGGCCGTGGGCGGCCGATGTGGTGAGAACCGATGGGTTTGCGTTTGTGGCGGTGGTAACGGTTGCGGCGGCACCCAGCGTGTTGCTGAAGTAAATGGCCGTACCTTCGGGGAAATAGAAAGCCATGGCAGTGTCCTTTTAAAAAACTGCGGGTGAAACGATTGATCGAACTGAAAAAGTGAACGTGGCGCAGGCGGTTTGGTCGCCGTCGGCGTCAAAGTCGTAGGCAAGGCCCAGGGGCTGCAACAGGTTGCAGGCCCCGGCCAGGGTGGGGTCGGCCATGAGGCGGGCATACACGGCGGTGGTGAGCTCGTCCACAGCCACATCAGGCGTTTGGCCCGGTGCGGCTTTGGCGTAGCACTCCACAGCCACCACGGCCACCCAGGCAATGGGCTGGCCGCTGAATTGCGGTGGCTCCAATACCTCGGTTTGCTGTGGGCGCACCACCACGGCGGTGGTGGCTGCTGCCTTGATGGGGCGCAGGCGCACGCGGTCAACTTGCGGGGCCACGGCGGGCGCGCCCTGCAGGCTGGCCACGATGGCGGCCACGGCGGTGGCTACGTGGCTGGCGCTCATGCTGCTGCCTCCAGCACCAGGCGGCTGATGCCGGTGCCGTCGGGCTCATGCGCGGCCACGGTGTAGCCCTGCCCTGACACCACCACCGCCAGGCCGATGGGGTCGGCGGGTACTTGTGCGGATTGCAGGGTGAAGGTGGGCTGCACGGTGGCCATGCCCAGCATGCCCACTTGCCCCAGGGCGTGGCCGTTGTCGAACACGCCCACCACGGCGCTGCCAGCCAGGGTGGCGGGCACCCCGAAGTCGGCAAAAAAGGCGGTGAGGTCTTCGACAAACATGGCGGCGGCTCTGGGGCTGTGGGCGGGCTGGTTTGCGCTTAGGCCGTCAGGGCGTCAACCATGGTGGCAAATGACACGGTGTTGCGCAGGGCCACATCGACGTCTTGCAGTGCCACCACGCGCACGGTGCCTGCGGTGCTGCCGGTATAGACGTCGACCATCAAGTCCAAACCGCCCCACATGCCCACCACCAGGTCGGCAAAGTTGCCAAAAATGATGGCCGAGCACACGCCGGAGCTGGTGCCCTTGGTGAGGTTGGATGGCACGGCGTTGGTGACGGCGGCGCGGTAGCCGTTGATGGGCTCTGCACCGTCTGCCCACACAAAGCCGTTTTGCCCCGACACCTTGCTGGTGGTTTTGAGGGTGCCGCGAACTTTGGCGTTGGTGAGGTAGGCCAGGCTGCCAATGTCTGCGTTGGCGGTGGCAACGTCTGATTCCAGCTTGACCATGTTGGCCCATGTGGGGGCCAGGCCGTTGGTGCCGCCGATGACGGAAGCCGTTACCTGCGTGAGGATGCCCGATGGCTGGTTGCTTGCGCCGGTGCCGCTGATGGCTGCCTGTTGGATGGCCAGGCCCAGCACGGTGGCCAGGTCAGACTGCACCATGGATTCCACGTCGATGCTGGATTGCAGCATGAGGCGGCGGCTGAAGTCGGTGTAGGCGCCCACGGTTTTGGGCGACATGGTGACCTGGCCGACGGTTTGCTGGCTTTCTGTGGGGGCTGCGTTTTCCGCAACCCAGTAAGCCGTGGCGCTGCCGGTCAGCTTAGGGATGGCGATGTTGCCTTGCAGGCCGGTCAGCATGCGGGTGCCGAGGCCAGAAATGACCATGGCATTGCGCAGTGCGTCGATGAAGCTGCCGCCCAAAAGGTCGGTTGCCACCAGGTTGCCACCGGCTGTGGGGGTGCCTTGCAGCAAGTCGCGTTTTTGAACGTCAAACGGCACCATAAAGCCACGGGCCTGCTTGCCCATTTTTTGGGCCGAGGCTTCGGAGCACTCGCGCTCGAAAGCTGCGGCGCGCTGTGCGGCTGCGTCGCCAGGGTTGGCCAGGGCGTTGATGGCGCGCACCACGCTGTAGCGGCGCACTTCTTTGGCGTCCATGCCGATGTCTGCCGTGGGCAGGGGCTTGCTGGCCATTTTTTCCAGGGCTTCGCGCTGGAATTGCTCGACGGTGAGGCCGCGCTGGATGGCGCTCATGGCCATTTCGGCGCCACCTGGGATGGTGGCGGCCACTTTGGAAATTTCGGCGGCGTGGTTGCGCTCGGCCGTGGTGATGACGGGTTCGGTCATGGCTGGGGTGCTTTCAATGTGTGGGGGTGTTGTGGAAACGGAAACGGCGGTGGTGCCGGTTGAGCCTGTTGCTGTGTGGCTGCGGCCCAGGCCGACGGTGGGGTCGGCAGGGATGCTTACCAGGCTGACTTCGTAGGGCTCCCAATCGGTGACGCGGTAGGTGTCCAGCCCATCGCGTTGCTCAACCAGTTGCGCCTGGTGAATGAGGTAGCCCACGGATACGTTGCGGCGGATGCCGTCAACCACATCCATGAACACCTCTTCTGCCCGTGCGCTTTTCCCAAAACGCACCACCGCGCGGCCGACACGATCGGCGCCGATTTCGACAGATTCGATGACGCCCACCACATCGCGGGCGTCGTGGTCGCACAGCAGGTTGGCACCGGCGCGCAGGCGGCCCTGGCGCATGGCGGTGGCTGTGCAATCCAAAATTTCAACGCCCCACGAACGCTCATAGGGGTACTCGCTGGCAAAGGCCAGGGTGGCGGTGCGGGCGGCCACATCAACGGCGGCGCGCTCCACCTGCAGGGCGCGCTCGGTTTTGCCACCGGGCAGGGCACGGGCCAGGCCTTCGGGCAGGGGCTGCGCTGTGGGCTGGGCGCTTGGGGCTTGTGCTGCTGTGTTCATGGGGGGGGATTGCACCGCCCGTGCACCCCCGCATTCAAGGCAAGCGGCGGGGGTGGTGGGTGTGTGGGCGCAATAAAAACAAAACCCGCCGCAGTTGCCTGGGCGGGTTTGTGGGGTGGTGTGGGGTGGTGGCCGAGCCGGTCAGGGTGGGCTGCGCCATTCTTCTTCGGTGAGGCAGTC